TTTGCATATAGTGAAAAGACAGATATTCAATGGCAGTTAGTTACTAGTACAGGAACAATTGCTGCTGGAGTAATCGTCACAGGTAAATTAATTGCAAATAACAATAACGTTAACCCAGCATTCCCATAATCATGCCACTTATCAAATCTAAATCCCCAAAAGCATTTAGTAAGAATGTAGCTGCAGAAGTGCATGCAGGTAAACCTGTAAAACAAGCAGTTGCCATTGCTTATTCTGTTAAACGATCTGTTAAGAAAAAAGACGGTGGCAAACTACCTGGTTTATGGGCAAATATTCATGCTAAGCAAGAACGGATTAAGCATGGCTCAGGCGAGCATATGAGAAAGCCCGGAAGTAAAGGTGCTCCAACAGATTATGATTTAAAGCATTCACAGTCTAAGAAGATGGCTCATGGCGGTGATGTTAAGCTATCTATTAAACGAGGTGAAAAGAAGCCTACTAGTCAAGGTGCTGGCCTTACTGCAAAAGGTCGAGCAAAAGTGAATCGTGAAACAGGTAGTCATTTAAAACCGCCACAAGCAAGTGGTCCTAGACATGATTCATTTTGTGCCAGAATGTCAGGCATGAAAGGTCCTATGAAAGATGAAAAAGGACGACCTACACGAAAAGCAGCATCCTTGAAAAGTTGGCATTGTAAAGACGGTGGTAAGCCTAAAAAGCACAACATAAAAGGGTGGTAATGAGTACAAGCGGAACAGTAAGCCAAACCGTTATCACTGTTCAACAACTTATTGATAGTGGTGCTCGGCGAGCAGGTAAATTAGCAGAAGACTTGACAGTTGAACAAGTCAATGCTGCTACTCAGAGTCTGTACTATCTATTGTCAAATCTGGCAAATAGAGGTATTCAGTATTGGTGCATTCAAAAGTATGTACTTGGATTAATTCCTGATCATTATCAGTACTATCTGAACACAGGTGTAGTTGATGTACTAAATGCCAACTATCGAACTGTTACTCAGAACACTACAGGCGGATATTCTACCACTGGTAATGGTTCATATGCATTTGATGGTCAGTACACCAATATTTGCCAATGTACAAATAACACAAGCTCTATTGGAATTAATAACGGATCTGGGCAGAATGTCTATATTGGAACTGTAGGTATTCTACCTGCTGTCAGTGGGTCTGTGACAATACAGATTCAATACTCAAATGATGGCACCAACTGGACAACTGCGTATAGCCCTGGTGCCACGAACTGGGTCTCAGGGACATGGCTGTATTATGACCTCGATCCTTCTGCTAATGTTCCGTATTGGAGAATTCAGCAGACATCTGGTATTAATATGGGTGTATATCAAGTAGTTTTTGGATCCAATGCTACTGAAATTCCAATGGCTAGAATGAATCGTGATGATTACACCAACTTGCCGAACAAAAATTTTACTAATAACTACCCTTTGCAATACTGGTTTGACAGGAATATTCCTCAACCTGCTATATACTTATGGCCTGCACCTCAAATCTATTCGCCACAAATCGTAGTTTGGGCTCACAGATATATTCAAGATGTGGGCGCTTTATCTGGATCTATTGAGATTCCTCAAAGATGGTACTTAGCAGTACAGAATATGCTAGCTCATCAAATGGCAATGGAATTACCAAATGTAGAGCCACAAAGAATTATTTATTGTGAACAGCAAGCTGAAAAATACTGGATGATGGCTGAGCAAGAAGAGCGTGACAAGTCTCCTATTTACTTTGCACCTAACATAAGTCCTTATACAAAATGAGCATCTGGTTAGACACTCGTGGCAATACGGTACTCAGTATCGCTATCTGCGATAGGTGTAAGATGAAACGTGCCTATGATGATATTAGTAATGATAGAAATATTCCTGGGTTAAGAGTATGTAATTTTGGTTGCAATGATGAGCGTGATCCCTATAGACTGCCTGCAAGACAGCCTGAAAAGATCTCGATTCGGTTTCCACGTCCTGATGCACCGCTTAATCCAGATAATGATGCATTAACAACTGATCCTAATATTGTAAATGATGTAAATCAAGATCCAACACTTCCATCTACTGCTGGTGAGTGGGGAATTGCACCTGAGCAGTCCGAGGATACAATTGATGGAAATTTAGATAATTTGAGTCCCTAATTATGGCAAATATAAGAATCTCGCAGCTTCCACCAGCACAGACTGCCATTACTGGCTCTGAGTTAGTACCAATAGTCCAAAATGGACAAACGGTACAGACTACTGTTAGTGCAATTACTGCTAGTCCGTCTTTAACTCAAACTTTCTTAACTGTTACTGCTCAGTCCACTCTTCCAAATAGTCGATACATCGGTACAGGATTAGGCCTAGGATCCTCTGATGGAGGCTCTGGAGGTATTTACAATATCTTCTTGAATGGAGTATCAGGCAGTTTAGAGAATGCCTCTCAAGGCATCATAGTTAAGAACAGCGGAACTACAGTTACTAGCCGAACATTGTCTGTGTCTGGCTTAGGCTTAAGTATTTCCAACGGTAATGGCATTAGTGGCAATCCTACATTTGCACTTACGGGATTAGTACAAGCTCTTGCAACTACTTCTGGTACAGGATTATTACAGACCAACGGAACTACAATTTCAGTAGCTACTGTTGCAGGAACAACCAATCAGATTTCGGTATTAAATGGAAATACCAATCCGATCATAGGCTTAGCAAGCAATCCTGTGCTTCCTTGGTCGGCTAGTGTTTCAGTACCTAGTGGTAATACAGCTGCAAGAGCGGCAAGCCCTGTCAACGGAATGCTTCGTTACAATACAGACTTAAACTCTTTAGAAGCTTATGCAAACAGTAACTGGGGAACCATTATTTCTGGTGCTGGTGTTTCAAGTTTTAGTGCAGGCACTACTGGTTTTACTCCTAATTTTGCAAGTACTGGTGCTATCATCCTTGGTGGTACATTAAACGTTGCTAATGGCGGTACAGGGGCAACCACTTTAACTGGTTATGTATACGGCAATGGCACATCTGCCATGACTGCATCAACCACAATTCCCACAACTGCTTTAAGCGGCACTGTTACAAATGCTCAGATTGCAAACCCACAAGTGACATACAATGGTGTAACAGTTGCTTTAGGTGCTAGCGGAACCATTACTGCGACTGCTACAAATCCATTAACTGTTAGCACTGGTTTACAGTTAAATTCAGGCACAACCTATGATGGTTCTGTAGCAAAAACAATCAGTATTGATAGTACTGTTGCTACTTTGACAGGCACTCAAACATTGACCAATAAGTCAATCAGTGGCTCCACAAATACGTTTACTAATATTCCAAATAGTGCATTGACCAATAGTTCAATTACGCTTGGAACAACTACAACTGCTCTAGGTGCGACTTCATTGACATTGGCTGGCTTAACTACAGTCACAGTTACTCAAGATCCTACCCAAGCTTTGCAATTGGCTACTAAGCAATATGTAGACTCTGTAGCTCAAGGGTTGAATACTAAAGCTCCAGTTTTATGTGCTACGACAACAAGTATTACATTGTCTGGTGAACAAACTATTGATGGAGTAACCACATCTGGAAGTCGAGTACTTGTTAAAAATCAAGGCACAGCATCACAAAATGGTATTTATTTATCTAGTTCTGGTGCATGGACAAGAACAACAGATGCCAATACATGGAATCAATTGGTTTCTGCTTATGTGTTTGTAGAAGAAGGAACATTACAAGCGGACACTGGTTGGGTCTGTACTGTTGATCCGGGTGGCACGCTTGGCGTTACAGCAGTTACTTGGGTTCAGTTCTCAGGTGCTGGTGCTTACACTGCTGGTACAGGATTAACACTAACAGGTACACAGTTTAGCATTAGTAATATCGGCACTGCAGGAACATATGGTTCTGCTACACTGATTCCTGTTATTACAACAAATGCTCAAGGTCAAGTTACTAGTGTAACCACTGCAGCAAACCCACAGGGCACTGTAACCAGTGTTGCTCAATCATTTACAGGCGGTTTAATTTCTGTATCTGGTTCACCAATTACAAGTTCTGGTACTTTAGCTTTAACTGTTGCCGGAACATCTGGTGGTGTACCTTACTTCTCCAGTGCGTCTACTTGGGCATCTTCTGCAGTTCTTGCAGCTAACGCATTAGTGATTGGTGGCGGCGCTGGTGTTGCCCCTGCTACAACTACAACAGGCACAGGCGTTGTTACAGCTTTAAGTGTTAATACTGGCTCTGCCGGTGCTTTTGTAGTGAATGGTGGAGCACTAGGCACACCAAGTTCTGGCACATTGACTAATGCAATTGGATTACCATTAACGACAGGTGTGACTGGTACACTACCGGTTGGCAATGGAGGAACAGGAGTTGTAACTCTTACAGGTCTTGCTTATGGGAATGGCACTTCTGCATTTACCGCTGCAACAGCTGCTCAAGTAGTGTCAGTAATTGGTACAACAGCTGTCACAAATTCGACAAATGCAACCAATATCTTGGGTGGTAGTGCAGGAGCTTTGCCATATAACAGTGCTACAAATACGACTACTTTCTTGTCTTTAGGAACAAGTGGTTATGTACTTACTGCTGGCGCATCTTCACCTACATACGTAGCACAAAGTACTTTAAGTGTAGGTTCTGCTACAAACGCAACAAATTTAGCTTTGACTGCAGGGTCTGGTACAACAAACTACATTACTTATGCGAGTGCAACTACCGGAAATCAGCCTCAGTATACAAGTACTGGGTTAACGTACAATGCCACAAATACAGCAATTACAGGCGGTATAAATGGAGGTACTTTTTAATGTTTAGATATATAATGACACAAAGGGTTTAATCATGTCAGCTACTGGATTTACACCGATTATTGTTTATAACAGCGGTACGGCAAGTAATGTGCCGTTAGCTGCCAATCTTGCTGCTGGTGAGCTTGCAATTAACTATGCTGATGGTAAACTTTACTATAAAGATAGTGGAGGTACTGTTCAAGTTATTGCTGCAAAAGGCGGTAATGGTGTTACTACTTTCCAAACCTCATTAAGTGGATTAACTCCAAGTACAGCAACTTCTGGAGCAATTACTTTAGCTGGGACTCTTGGTGTTGCTAGTGGTGGTACTGGTTTAACCTCATTAACTGCTGGCTATATTCCTTACGGTAATGGTACATCAGCATTTAGTAATAGTTCTAATTTGTATTTTTCTGGTTCTAAGTTTGGTGTTAATACAGCAACTCCAGCAGTTACCGCAGTGTTTGTCGGTACAGACGCGGTACAAATTCCAGTAGGCTCAAATGCTCAACAGCCGGGTCAATCTGGTCAACCAACCCCCGCCGCTGGTATGTTGCGTTTTAACAATAGCACAACTCAGTTTGAAGGTTATAACGGTACAACTTGGGCTTCTGTAGGTGGCGCGGCGATCAGTAATGACACCTCTACCTCATCTTTTGAGTATCCATTATTTGCATCTGCAACATCAGGTACTGCTCTTACCGTATATACCAGCAACGCCAAATATTTGTATAAGCCATCTACTGGTGAGTTGCAAGCGTCAGAATTGATCGCAGGAAACGGTTTGGTATTGAACAATACGACTGTTGCATCAAGTTATACGATTGCAACTGGTAATAATGCAATGAGCGTAGGCCCTGTCACTATTGCTACAGGTCAATCAGTCACAGTCTCTAGCGGTCAACGCTGGTTAGTGTTCTAAAAGGATAAAACATGGCATCAATAATTTCAGCAGGAACCACATCAGCAACCGCATTAAACATGAGTGCGGACACTTCAGGTATTTTGCAACTTGCATCTAATAACGGCACGGTGGCTTTAACAATTGGAACCAATCAATATATTGGTGTAGGCGTTACCAATCCAATAACTAAATTTCAAGTAAATACTGGAACAAATCAAAATTTTACAGTTCAGGCTGGTTATTTAGTTTCGACTGCTTCTCTTGTTCAAGCACAAAATGATACTGGGGGAAGTTTAATACCTTTTGAATTTAGAGCATCACAACATTCTTTTGATATTGGCAGTGCAGAAGCCATGCGTATTGACTCTAGTGGTAATTTATGTGTTGGAACAACTGCGCCTTATTTAACAAGCATTTTGTCTTTACAGTCTGCAAATAGTAACAACGGAAGAATAACGCAAAATATTTCTAATTCTGTTGCTACTTCTACAACAAGACTACAAAATACAATCGTTAGAATTGCATCAAATGCAAACGGTGCAGATGCTTGTTTACAACTAACAGATAATGTAGCAAATAATTATTTTTTTGGCGGCAATAATGGTGGTGCTTATGTTGTTTGCAATAGTGGTGGCGTAAGATTATCTAGCGGTGCAACATCATGGGCTTCTGATTCTGATGAACGCTTAAAAGACATTATTGAACCTATTTCTGATGCTTTGACAAAAGTTGATAGTTTGCGTTCTGTTATTGGTAAATACAAAACTGATAATGAAGATACTCGTAGGTCATTTTTGATAGCACAAGATGTTCAAGCCGTTTTACCTGAAGCCGTTGTTGTACAACAAGATGAAATTGGTACATTAAGCCTTGCTTATACCGATGTTATTCCATTGTTGGTAGCATCAATTAAAGAACTAAATGCAAAAATAATCAGCCTTGAAGAGCAAGTGCTCAACTTAGGAGTCAAATAATGGCATCAATAATTAACGCATCCTCAACAGGCTCAGGTGGATTAATCTCTACAGGAGATGCATCAGGTGTATTGCAACTACAGAATAACGGTACTGTAGCAGTAACTGTTACTGGTGGTAATGTAGGTATTGGAACTACTAACCCACAAGCTAATATAGAGGTATCAACAAGTAGTCCAACTTATATCAAAGTCACTAACACCAACGGTACCGCTGGTAATGCTGGTTTTGTTATGGCAAACAGTTCAAAAACATATTACACACTTGTTGATGCTTTAAATAATTACCAAATTTATGATGGTACCGCTGGTGTTCAAAGAGCCACTATTGATACTAGCGGAAACTTTAATATTAAAACATCAAATGCTGGTATTACATTTGCTAATGCTTCCGCAATAGCATCTTCAACATTGAATGACTATGAGACAGGGACTTGGACACCTACAGCAACTTATGGAACTGGTTCAGCAACATTATCTGCAAATGGGCAATATGTAAAAATTGGAAGATTGGTAACAATCACATACCAATTATCATTTAGTGGGTCATCAAGCACTTCTGGAGTTCAAATAACTAATTTTCCATTTTCTGTAGGCACTGGTTCAGGTTCAGGAGTAATGCGAGAAGGAACACAAACAGGATATTTTTGGACAATTGTCGGCACAGCAGGTACGGCATCGGGATATTTATTTCAATATGTGAATAATCAAAATCTACCCAACGGTAATTCTAGTTTTACTGGCACATATTCTTATTACGCATCTTTCTAAGGAACAACTATGACACTCATCCTTCAAGGAACAGACAACAGCGTATCGTCCCCAGCGGTGCAAGGTGGTACTGCTGGCACTACGACTGGTGTGTATTACCCAGCAAGCAATCAGGTGGCTTTGGCAACCAATGGAACACAAAGACTTTTAGTTGATGCAAATGGTCTTATCGGTGTCAATCAATCATCTTTAAGTAATCAATTCACGATAAAATCGGCATCCGGTATTGGAGCCGCACTGGTTTTGCAAGCAACAGATGCTGGTGGTAACGCACAAATTTTGTTTAACGGAACAAGAAATTGGCAAATTGGCACAGGTAATGCAAGCTCTGGTTTTTCAAACCAGTTGTATTTTTATGATGGTACTGCTGGCGTTAATCGTGCAACGCTTGATTCAAGTGGTAATTTCACTTTGAATACATCCAATGCTGGCATCATATTCAACAACTCCTCAGCACTAACAAACTCCACGCTAAATGATTATGAGACTGGCACTTGGACACCCACATTGGGTGGTACTGCCACTTATTCAGGTTTATACGGAAGATATACTAAAGTAGGCAATTTAGTAACTGTACAATTTTTAATTGCAGTTGCATCTTTGGGAACAGGTAGTCAAACTCAAATTAAAGGACTGCCATTTACTTCGCTTAATATTGGTAATGTCCAAACAGGAAATATAAGTTATTTCAATTCAATAGCTAGTGCAGTCTACAGTATTGGAACTTATGTAGAAAATAACTTGGCTAGTATGCAATTAGTTGGAACAACATCACAAACTGTAAGCGTTGTTAATGGTTTAGCAACATTTCAAAATACAACTATTGTTTATGGTTCTGCATCATATTTTGCATCATTTTAATCATAACTAAATCGGATGGTTTAGTCGGACAGATTTTTTAACCAAAGGAGAAGCAAAATGGCTTTAACAAAAGAAGTAGCAATCGACAAGATTGAAGTATTAGAACAAGGTCAAATCCAAGTTCGTCAGATCACTCGTGTGATTGAAGATGGCACAGAGTTGTCAGCTTCCTATCATCGTTGGGCTTTATCCCCCGGTGATGACTTAACAGGTCAAGATCCTAAAGTGGCGGCTATTGCTAATGCTACTTGGACTGCTGATGTAGTTGCGGCTTACAAAGCTCAATTAGTGGCTAACCAAGCACAATTAGCGGCACCTGCAACACCAGCAGCATAAATTAACTTCATATACAGGAAAAACAATGGATAAAATTACTTTATCACTTCAAACAATCAATCAAATCATGGCGTATCTTGGTAGTAAGCCTTATCAAGAGACTTTTCAATTGATTAATGCAATACAAGATGAGGCAAAATCTCAAACGCCTACATCAAGTACTGCTGAAACAGTGGTATCGCAATAACTGATGCAAGATAACTTAGAAACTTCAGCACATTTTGCAACGGCTATCTATAGTATTAGCAAGCCTGACTTTTTACCGTCAGTGCTTGCTGTTTTTGATGAAGCAATTAAAAAACAACAGCAGTTAAAAGAAATCAATGCACTCTATCCTGTCTATATGACAGGAAATTTGTATATGGATCCTAGATTAAATGATTTTAGTACTTATATTGCATCTACCGCATGGAATGTGCTGAACTCACAAGGCTATAAGATGGACGATAAAATTACTTATTTCCATTCTATGTGGGGACAAGAGCATCACAAAACATCAAATATGGAAGAGCATGCCCATAATGATGGTGTGCAAATTGTAGGCTTTTATTTTCTAGATTGCCCAGAAAATAGTTCGCATATGGTCTTTACTGATCCTCGAGTAGGTAAGAACTTATTAGGAATAGTAGAAGCGGATCCATCTAAGATCAGTATGGCATCTGCTCATATTAGTTTTAAACCTGAAGTCGGTAAATTGTATTTGACCAATGCTTGGTTAGCACATTCTTTTTCACGGCATAATAACGATAAACCATTTAAGTTTATTCATATGAATCTGTCTGTGCAACAAGCGCCTCCTCAGCAAGAGGTGACAATTGTATGATGAACAAGTACTTGGTCAGATACAACAAAACACGAGGACAGCCAGGAAGAGGAACAATTGAACATGTATGGAGAGTATTTGAAAATGGTAAAGAATTTTTATGCAAGCATATCAAAATTGAAGTTCCTGTCCACGATGAAAGAACTGGTGAAGACTGGTCTCTCTGCGGTTATGGCTATATGGAAATCAATAAAGAAGAATCCCTAATCACTATTAAAGCTACTAAGGAGTAATCATGCAATTCTTAAAAGAAATTGAAGCACATTTGGAAAACTTTGAATCAAAAGCCAAAGAAGAAATTCAAAAGTTTATTGCTCATTTATATACAAAGTATCAACCGGTGACTGATGCAGTAGTGCCACCTCCTGCACCATTGACTGTTACTACTCCTGTGCCAGCACCTGTTACTTTGGTTCCAGTTTGCGCACCTGCAGCGGATGCAACACCAGAACCAACGCCGGAACCTATATCAGCACCTGAGATAACAGTAACGTTACCTGAAGACAATACATCTGAAGTAACAATCACTCCAGCACCAACTACTTGCGCACCTGCAGCTGAATAAAGTGTTTATCATGGATCCAATAGAACTACAAATTAACGAAACAGACAAGCGTCTAATGGTCCATGAAGCTGTTTGTGCGGAGCGCTATGAAGGTATTCAAGATGCACTTGCTAAAGGTGTTAAACGTATGCAAAAAATTGAATATCTTTTATACGCAGTCATTGCTGCTGTCCTGTTAGGCCCTAACTTTGCAGCTAAAATGTTAGAAAAGTTTATAGGTGGATAATGCCTGAATTCTTAACTCATCTTGTCACAGGTAAAGATAATAAAACTCATGACATTGGTCGTTGGACTTGGTTAATTGGGTTTATTGCAGTTATCTGTATTGCTGCATATGAAGTACTTCAAGCCAAGTCTATCAGCTTAACAGAGTTTGCAGAAGCTTTAGGCATTGTCTCTGGAGCTGGTGGGGCTGCTGTTGCTATGAAACAAAACTCAGAACCTGGAGATAGTAATGGATAATCAATTAGAAACTGCAAAAGAAGTTGCTGGTAAATCAATAGGCAAAAATGGTCTTGCTTATATTACTGCAATTATTCTTATTTCTGTTGGTGCAAGTATTTTTTTAGATTCAGCAAAAATTGCCGCAGTTATTGGTATGGCTGGTAGTGCGTTAATGGCTATTATCAATATGATGAATGGTGTTGCTGGTACTACCGAAAAAGAAGAAAAGCCAGAGTTTCAAGTTATTCAACAACTCATTCAGCGTTTAGATCACCTTGCTGAAAAAGAACCCCCTATGTCTGTTAGCGTTGATGGAGATAAAGTTACAGTTACTAAAGGTTCAGATACTATTACTACCAAAAAATAATGTTTCCACTACCTATTTCCACTTATATCTATATTGCCATAGCACTTGGTACTGCATTCATTACTCATCGTGTTGATGGTTATTACGAAGAAAAAGCCAAGGTAGAGGCTATTTCGCATGCTATGGAAGTGCAAACTGAAGTCATGCAAAACCAAGCAAATATCTCTGAACAAACACAAAAGGACAAAGATGATTTACAAACTCGCTATGATAATGCTATTGCTCAGCTTAGAGGCTTGCGCAACACAAACCTTTCAAACGGTCAATCCTCCACCACTGCAATACCAAGTCAAGGACTCAGATTACTTGAATCAGATGCAGAAGTTCTTATCGGATTTGCAAGACAATGCCAAACCTCAGAAATAGAACGGAATGATGTTATACAAAAATACAATGCTTTGATGGTGTCTAAATGACTGAAAACTTTGACCATTCACTTGATTTAGTACTTAAGTCTGAAGGTGGGTTTGTTAACAACCCTAAAGACCCAGGCGGAATGACTAATTTAGGCGTAACAGCATCTACATGGGCAAATTTTAAAGGGCGTAATACTAATGAAAAAGAAATGCGATCTCTTACAAGAGATGATGTCGCACCTTTGTATGAAAAGAAATATTGGGATGCTTGTAAATGCGATGACCTGCCTTCTGGCGTTGACTACCTTGTATTTGATTTTGCAGTAAACTCAGGCCCAGGGCGGTCTGTCAAAATACTACAAAGAGCTCTTGGTCTGCCTGAAGATGGCGCTGTTGGTCCTGTCACAATTCAGACCATTGATGTCATGGATAAAACAGAACTAATTGCTAGGTTCTCAGATGCTAAGAAGCAGTTTTATGAATCATTACCGACTTTTGCTACCTTTGGCAATGGTTGGTTAAAACGAGTTGATGAAGCTCGTGTTAATGCTAGTAATATGTTAGGATAAAAAATGGCTACCTCCTGTACTCCCGCATGTACCGCAGCAGCGGCAATGACTTACAATAGTCTGATTACTGATGTAACGCAGTACTTAGAGCGGAATGATACAGCGGTTGTTAATCAGATTCCTCAGTTTATTATGCTTGCAGAGTTTGAAATTGCGCAAGAAATTAAAACACTTGGTCAATTAAGTGTAGTAGAAAGTACTATGAATGCAGGTAATCCTGTTATTCCTAAGCCGGCAAGATGGAGAAAAACCACATCTTTTAATATTACAAATTCTGGTGTAAAGCAACCTGTTTATCTTCGTAAGTATGAATACTTAAGAAATTATGCGCCAACTAGTGGTTCTATAGGTGTTCCTCTGTATTATTGTGATTATAATTATGATAACTGGTTAGTCGCTCCTACGCCTGATCAGGCATATACATTTGAAGTTCTTTATTATGAGAGGATTCCGCCTTTGTCTTCGTCAAATCAGACAAATTGGATCACACAGAATGCACCAAATGTGATGCTATATGGAACGCTGCTTCAAGCAATGCCGTTTCTAAAGAACGACCAAAGACAGATATTCCAACAGAAGTATACAGAAGGTATACAAGCTCTCAAGTTAGAAGATCAGATTCGTATTGCTGACCGTCAAGCAATTGCTCAGGATAGTTAATTATGACCACATACACAAATCCATTCACTGGGCAGACTGTATCACCTGCTCAGGTATCTTATGAATCATTAACCATATCAACAAACACCACATTACAGTGGCCTATAAATGGTACAAGTTCTTCACTTACGACTGCAAATATTATAGAAGTAACTGCCACTACAGGTGGATTAGAGTTGTTGCTACCAGTAGCTACTCAAGTCTCTGTAGGTGAAGCTGTTATTATTCGTAATATTGGGTCCAACTCATTTACTGTCACAAATAATAGTGGCGGAACCATTATTAACATTGCTTCTGGCATTGCAGAATACATCTACTTAACCGATAATACAACCGCCAATGGTACATGGGCAACTGTTACTTTTGGTGCAGGCACATCATCTGCCAATGCTTCAGCTCTTGCTGGTTATGGCTTATATCCTATTGCTACTACTCTAAATCAACAATATGTCACAGCCAATTATTACTCAAATCAGACTCTAGATGCTACCAATCGAGCTGAGTTTATAGTCTGGGCAGGCGGTGCAGGCACATTAACACTTCCTCCATCAGCATCTGTTGGTAATGGCTGGTTTGTGATGATCGCTAATGACGGAACAGGCATTTTAAACATTGCACTTCAAGGTACTGACACAATAGATGGTAATACATCTAAGCAATTACAAATTTCTGAGTCATTTGTGGTTGTGTGTAATGGTTCTGGGTTTAATAGTTTTGGTTATGGTCAAGCTACTCAGTTTGCATTTACACAGTTAGCACTTGTAGTTACTGGCGGAACACTGACTGAGACTAATGCACAAGCATCTAACTTAATTCAAGAATTTAGTGGTACATTATCTTCAAATCAGATTATTGTTCTACCTTCTACTGTTCAGTTATATTCAATCACCAATAATACAACTGGCTCATTTAACTTAACATTTAAGACTGTAGCAGTCGGTGGTGCAACTGTTACTGTGCCTCAATCAACTAGTGTTATATTAATTTGTGATGGCACCAATGTCTACAATGCTACATCAGGTGCAGTTAGCTCAATTACTTCATTGACTTTAGGTAATGGGTCTACATCAGTACCGTCATTAAAATTTACCGGCGATCTAAACACTGGTGTTTATTTACCGTCTACTGGAACATTTGGTTTTGTTGTCGGAAATACAGAAGTTGGTTACTTTGATAATACAGGATTCTATGCATTCAATGGTATTAGCGGAGGGACATTTTGACCGCCAATGTTATCTCTCTCAATATTCCTGCAGGAATTCAGCGAGACGGTACTCAGTTTGACTCACCAATGTACGTTGATGGGCAATGGGTCAGATTTCAGCGCGGTCGTCCTCGTAAGATAGGTGGATATAAAGGCATCTTTTTAAGCGCACTTGAAATAAGTCGTGGTATGACCATGCAATCACAACAAGGTTTAAACTATGTATACTCAGGTTCACAGAACTATGTACAAGCTTGGCAAACTGATAATGATGATGGTGTTGGTTCAGGTCCGATCAACATTACGTTAAATAACTTTACAGCAAATGCCAACAATCTATGGCAGTTTGACATTGGCTATAACTCAAATGGATCAGGTCAGCTTCAAGTGGTTGCACACCCAGGTCAAAATCTAACTGATATTGATAGCACCGTTAATGTTCCAGTACTTTCAGGAAACTTTCCTTATGGCGCTTTGTCCAAAGTTGGTGTCTTTACAGCAACAGGAACACTAACTGGCACATCATTTGTTATTAGCTCTGCTAACTATAAAATTGGTCTAGGTCAGACAGTAACAGGAGCTAGCTTACCTGCAAATACTACAGTTACTCTTGTAACGGTTGTAGGATCAACAACTACTGTGACTTTAAGCAGTGGTGGTGGTTCTGGCACACAAACATTGACATTTGATAATAATATC